ATTAAAACGGTTTGAATAAAAGGGCACAAGGCCCTTTTATTATTTTGCCGCTTTTGGAGTACGTGGCTTTTTAACCGCCGGTGATTTCTTAGCCGCTGGTTTTTTGGCTGGAGCAATAGATTCAACAACTGCTTGAGTAGCTTGTTCAGCTACCGGTGTAGGCGCAACTGCTTCTACCTTGTAAGGTACTTCTGCAACTGTTTCTACCGGTTTGCTACCAAATAGGTTTTTAATAAAATTAATCATGAATGATCTCCTTGTAGATTATTTATAATTAAATATACTACTATATTATATTATGACAAAAAATACCATTCCCTTAGTCGTTGTTAGTTGTTTGCGAGATATGCCAATGCTTGCATTGCAAGCTCATAGTATGCATCTGTACTATCAAGATTGGCTTCCAGAAGATCAAAGATTTGCTGATATTTTTATCATCGTGAATGAAGATACCGAAACTGATCAAAAAGAATGGCTAAAACAGTATCAAGGTATTGTGCAGGAATGGCACAGATGTTTTAATATAAAAATACTGTATAAGCACGAATTCCAAGCAAGTTGGCATTCATGGATACCTAGCAATAAAAATCCATGGGCTGTGGGCTGGGAAACCCAACAAATTTTAAAATTTGCCATTGCTGATTTTATTGATGCTCCTGGTTACTTAGTATTGGATAGCCAAAACTTTTTAGTCAGTTCTTGGTCAACCGATGTTTATCTATCTAAAGACGGACGCTTACCTTATAGGCCGGCTGAATTTAATATGCCTATATCAATTTGGAAAGAGTATTGTAATGAGTTAAACTTGTCTGTAGAGCCTAATGATAAAACTTTGAATATTTGTACTCCTATATTTTTTAATACAGAGCTTGTTAAGTCCTTACTACACACTAAATCTAGTTTATATGAGTTTGCTGAATGGTTTAAATCAGCATCAAAAATAAAAAGTGAATTTACTCTTTATCATCTATGGGCTGAAAAAACTGGAGGCCTTTTAAAATACCATTACGAAGCACCAAGTTGGGGTGGGTATATGCTAAGAGATAATCCAAACTTTGAAGCAGAATTCGATATGTTTATGAGTAAGATTAGACATTTACCAAGGCAAGCATGGGTATCTATAAATCATAGAGCTTGGGGTGATATGACTGATAACCAATATGAAATCCTAAAAACTAAACTTGACTCTATGTTTATGTATGGTGGACACTTTGACGATTACCGCAAAAATTATGTACACATTGTTTTCTAAATAAATATAGATATGTACAATTTTATTAGATATGTCAGCTTGAACGAGGGTAAAACACCCAAGACATTGGTTCACACCAAGTTACCCTATGCTAGGGATGATTTAGAACCTAGCATGAGTGAAAATACCATAGACTATCACTATGCCGAGCTGTATGGCGGGTATGTAAAACGCTTTAACAAAGGTGAAGGTGATGCTGACTTTAATGAAGCGGGTGCATTTTTACACAACATTTGGTTCACACAGTTTCAAAAACCCACAACCTCAAACGAACCTGATGGGTCAGCTGGCGAATTTATAAACAAACACTTTAAAACTTTTGACAAGTTTAAGGATGCATTTGCCAAAGAAGCCATGGCTATACAAGGCAGTGGTTGGGCATACCTAGCACGTAACGGCACAATTAAAACTATCAAAAATCACGAAATCAAACAGGATATTGTGTTGCTAGTAGACTGGTGGGAACATGCATGGGCATTGGATTATCAAGCAGATAAAAAAAGCTATCTGGCTAATCAATGGAAAATTATCAACTGGAATGTAATTAGTTCTCGAACCCAGCCAGTTTCTTTAACCTAGATAGCCAATCACTGTTATTATCGCCGCTGCCAGCGGCGATCTTGTCTAAGGTATCCCCTTTTTTCACAACGTAAGTAGATCCATTAGGTAGTTTAATTTTTTGCCCTGGATATATAACATTAATATCCTTAATCTCAGGATTCAATTGTTTTAGTTTCTGAGCGCCTGCACTACCTTTATAGCCTGAAAGATTACCGTTAACTTTCGGTAGTTGAGTAGGAGTTGGGGTAACTGCTGGTGGTTTAGGCGCTGGTGGTTTAGGCGCCGGTGTAATCGCTGATTTTACATTATCAATACCTTGACTTGCCGCGGCACTAACTTTATCAACGATGCCTTTAATTGTTGGTGTTGTGCCAACTGCAACAGCACCCGTTGGCCCTGGCACAATTTTTATAACCTCATCCTTTGGAGTCATCTTGTCAACTTCGTTGCGTAGGGCCGCAAGACCGCCGGGAGTGACTTTCATGCTCATCACATATGATTTTGCGGCTTGCTCTACAATTTTATAATCTCTACGATATTTGTAATATTCTTCTTTTGATCTAAAAAAACTATCTTTATCTGGACCAATGGCATTTCCGGTGGTGCCCATTGACACAGCATATATCATGAGATGTTCGTAGGAATCTCGGAACTCCCTAGTGTTATGCATTATGCGGGTGCTCACCATATTATCTCGAAGCGGTTGGGGTATCTTACTCATAATTTCAGGAGTTTCCCAAAGGATTCGAAACCCACGATGCCTGGCTTCATGTGCCAATGTGTCCAGGGCATCTGTTCTACGAGCATCAAAGGCTGGATCAAAATTCTTATGACTTACAGCAATGTCATAATCTTTTCTAATTGCCGTTCTTTCCTGTGCTCTTCCATCAAAGTCTGGCTTATTGGGATAGTCTCGAACATCAATATGGTTAGGATCCAGGTACATACCAGAAACTGGACCGAGTACATCAACTCCAGCGGCGTTTAGCACAACAATTCTTGCAGGACTTTGTAATCGTATATCTATTGGTCGGCTTCTTGGGCTAGGATCTCCCATCAGTCCCAAAAACACTATGGCATCTACACCTTGATATCCCCGTAGTTCTTCCTGGGCCATGGCCAGTGCAGTCATGCCTGCTCTGAATTTCTCCCAATCTATGTTAGCAGCTTGGCCATAATTTTCTTCGGATATGATTTCTTTAATTCTCATATAGTATTTATTTTAGAGTTGGTCTATTGTCTTAAGACTACTAACAGGCATATCCCAAACTTTTCTAGCTTCAACGCCTTTGCTCTGGGCAAATTTCTTAACGTCACAATCACCGCAACAATGATAGACATTGTTGTTTAATCGCTTAGGGTCCATGTTGCCCTTGTCACGCTTAAACACTCCCTGACAGCAATCACATCGAAATATCAATACCGTCTTTTTACGCATATAGGCGTGTGTTGTGCCGTATTTGCTGTTACGATAGTGCGGTGTATTAACAAATTCTGTTCCAATATACATAACTGTATTTACATTAAGATTATAAAATGGTATTGATAAATATCATATCGAGGGCAATCATGATCACTATATCCGAGTCAGCAAAAACAAAAATCAAGGACCTACTCTATGAAGAGGGTAATCCTAACCTAGCATTACGTACTTTTGTACAGGGAGGAGGTTGTAGCGGTTTTAGCTATGGCTTCACCTTTGATGAAGTAACAAACGAGGATGATTTTGAAGTTCCTCTAGATGAATTTAAGTTACTTGTAGATGCAATGAGTATGCAATATCTGCAGGGTGCAGAAATAGACTATAAAGAAGAACTTGCAGGCAGTTCTTTCACAATCACAAATCCCAACGCAAAATCAACATGCGGTTGCGGTTCTAGCTTCGGAGTTTAAAATAAATGTCAAAACAAATTATAGATATTGGTGTACAAGGTAATGACGGTACTGGCGACAGTATCCGTGAATCGTTCCGCAAAGTTAATGACAACTTCAACGAAATTTATGCAGTGTTTGGCATCGATGGTGCTATTAACTTTACAGATTTAAGTGATACACCAACAACATATAATGCCAACGATATTATCATGGGTAGCGTTGCAGGGGATAGACTAACAGCAAGAGAGTTAATAGGTGAAGGCGCAGTTACAATTAGAACTGACGATAATACTAAACTTATTTTTACTGTTGATCAAACTGGACTATCTGGAGATAATTCGCCTGCACTAGCAAACTACCTTAATGCTCAGGGATTGCAGATTGTTCGTTTAGCCGATCCTACTCAGCAGATTGCAGATAACTGGAACTTAGATAATCCTGGTTCTCAGACTACAGTTGGTCAACTTGCTATGACTCGTGCTTATGCCGATAACAATTACTTGCAAGTAAACAACGGCACAGTATCAAGTATTTTAAGATTACGAGACGAACCTACATTCCCTAATTACAGTGATGTAGACTACGATTCATCGCTGACCGGCAACTACTTGTCAACTGAAGCTGTACAGCGTAAGTTTGTAGTAAGTCGCAAAGGCGACACTATGTCTGGTAAATTGACATTAAGTGATCACCCAGCACCCTTACAAGGTTACGGAACACCGAATGGCGCAGGCGATTTACAAGCCGCTACTAAATTCTATGTGGATAACCAAGTGTTTTCCAGTGCAGTTAACCTGTTTGTGTCAACATCAACAGGTGACGATTTACAACAAAAAACTCCAGTAGGTAAAGAAGGCCGATTCTGGCAATATGCTTACAAGACCGTTGGAGCTGCCGCGCTGGCCGCTGAAAACTTAATCGAGCTTGCTAACCAAGAGCCTGGCCCTTACAGACAAAAATTAAGTTATACTGTTGGCCCGGACCAAACATTTAGTACAATTAACAATGTGACTTTAACTGACGGTAATATTGCAGTTGATGGATACCAAGATGCATTTGATTTACTACAATTAAACAGAGATTTTCTACAATCAGAAACAATTGCCTATATTAATAACAAGTATGTAAACATTTTTACATACGATCAAGCAAAGTATCAAGTTGATATAGAAAATATTTTAAAAGCAGTTGGTAATGACATTGTACTCGACACTACATTTAACAGTACTAGAGCTGGTGTGTTTTACTTTAACGGCACCGATGCCAATAACGAAATTCTAGGTACACAGTTAATACAAACTATTGAAGCTATTAAGTATGCTAAAAATGATATTCTTAGTTTTTCGTATGACAATGCCGCGACTAGTCTTTACATTGGACAAGTAATTGATGCTGTTTGCTTTGACTTAGTATTACAATCTAACTACCAAAGCATCCAAGCAGGTATCTATTTTAATGTAGCAGAAACTGATGTTAGTGCCGCACAGATGACACAAATTCTTATTGACCTTAAGAACAAGATTGTATTGTTAGGGCCAGTCGCTAGTCTTGGGGCAGCGGTAACATCTGTTGAAAATTGCATTAACAGTATTATCGTTATTATCAACGGTAACGATTTGCCGGAGCTACAATTTACAAGTCAACCAAGTACAACTATTGGACAAAATAGTGCTAGAGACTTACTACTTAACAACATTGACTTCTTACAAGCAGAAGCTGTTGCATTCTTAGGAGCAGAATATCCTAACTTAACATACAATCGAACTACTTGTAAACGTGACGTTCAATACATTGCATGGTCATTAATCTATGACATGATGTACGGCGGTAATAGTCAATCAGTGTATGCTGGTCTACGCTACTGGAACGGCACAGTACAGCAAATTGCCAACTACGAAGTTGCACCATTCATTTCAGTATTAACATATATAGACACGTTGATGGGTGACATTGTTCGAAGTGATAGTCCAGTAACTATCTATCAGCAAAGCGTAAAACAATATCGCAACGAAACATTTATTAACGGGTCAGTTGCAGAAGCATCCATTAGTCAAAACATTGGTTACTTACAAGATATTATTGCTGACTACACTACTGCACCGGTGATAGTACCGCCGTCATTTACTACTGCGGC